GCATACCAAATGCGATAGCAGCCTGCCCTGGCACATAAGGCACCACAAGGTTGAGCCTGCTGCCAAGGTAAGGGAGATCCTTGTCCAGTGTGGTGGCATCACTGTATACCCGATACACTGCTGTGCCTATTTCGACCACAAAAGATCGATAACTGTTGGGGAAAAGTTTGGCTAGATCCAGCAAGTCTGCCACTGTGGTCATGCCTGAAACTGTGCAGGCCAATATTTTCTTGACCTGTGCTAGATCATCGTCTTTGAGCGTGGTAAATGCCAGATACACTGCTGCCGTGGTTTGTGTATCTGCTGTGGCTCCGGGAGTGCTGATTGAATAAACTGTGGCCGACGACAGACCAGCCAGCACACAGGCATTGATCACACAGGGCAATAGCCCGTTTTTCATTTTCAATGTCTGTAACAGTGACAAAGGATTGCCAAAATTCACTAGATTGTTCCAGTTGATGGCATAACCTATGTTGGCACAGTCTTGTGAGAACGCAGACAAATCGTCTGACAGGTCACTGAAGTTGCCAGTGATCAATGCAGTCTGTCCAGGAAATGCAAACACCGGATCATACAAACCGCTGTTGTTGGCAGCGGAGATGTAGGCTGTGCTTTGGCTGATATAACCGTTGCTGGTAAAAATAATCTGTGCAAATTTACTAAGATCAAGATTTCCGTCGATGTTGCCAATGAGATTGCTGGCTCGATCCAACACATAACCCGACAGTCCTGTGGCATAAGTTGCCACATTGGCTATACCGTTGGCCGGAATGGCATCGGTCAGCGCAGGAAAATTGTTGCTGCCCAAGATCTGTAGATTGGCCAGTGTTGAATCGTCCAGCACAGAAATCGCATTGGACACTAGACTTCTAAATTGATTTACTATGGCAATACTTTGATAACTGCTCACAGCATTGATCAATGCTGGAGGTGTGCGAATACCTTGATTAGTGAGTAATCCTTGTCCAGCAGTTAGTGTGATACCAGTGTATTCTGCTGCCATGATTATCCTGCCACGACATTGGGAGAACCCTCGGCTCTAGCGTGACCACAGGTATCAGCATTGCCAATCACGTTCACAGGAATACCGCCTGCAATGACATTGGTCAATCCGTTGGCTGTCACAGGTCCAGCGTGTATGCCCGGCGCATGGCCCGACACAGGTTTACCATTCACACTGATGGGTCTACCATTGACGATCACATTGTTGACCCCGGCAGTGACCTTGCCACCGCCCGAATCTGCATCACCTATCCTGTTCACTGCTGGCACTATATTATCCTGTGATGATACTGGGCTTGGTCACGGTCTTGATGCCCGTGGTGCCTTCGATGTAACTGTCAGCGATGTCCTTGCGTGTTTCGCTGGGACCAATCACGATGGCTGTTTTGTTCAATCTTGCATCTTTATCAAAGGTGGCACTGAACATACTTTGTGTCATGCCTAGGCCTTCGCGGCTGGGTACCAAGGTCAGTGGTTTGGTAATCCTAAAGTTCTCATTGGTTTCTTCGATGATGCGGCAGATCAGTTCTTCGCCGGTGATCAATTTAAAAGTATATACTGTGTGTGCTTCGTATGTCATAGTGTTCCTAGGTCAATGGGTGTGCTTAACTTGACTTGTAAGTCATCGTCTGACAGTTTGATCAAGCCCGAGTAACCGCCTACCACAAACAGTTCGTCTCCAATGAATATCTGCGGCACAGTGCGCAGGCCCATGGCCAGCATACGTTCACGTGCTGCATCATCCTCTTGTATGTTCACTTCCCTAAAAGGAATCTTTTTCATTTTGAGCCAATTCTTAGCATTGACACAATGGGGACAAACGTGCTTTGAATAAACGGTTAACATCCTTGCTCCTTGTTGTTATTATGTAATTATGCCTGCTAAAGACTGAAACCACGGAAAGTATCCTGGGTCACGTCCTGTTTGACTGCTCCAATGGTATAACTGGAAATTTCGGTCTCTTGTGGCGCTACCTGTACGTCTGCACCAGCGATCCATTTGGCCGTCCACGGCAACGGATTGGATCCACCTTTGAAAGGACTGGGCAGGCCAACAGCGGTCATGCGTTTGTTGGCAGTCCACTCCACGTACTCATTCAGCAGTTTTTCATTTAGGCCAATCATGCTGCCGTCTTTGAACAAATAATGTGCCCAGCGTTTTTCTTGATTGACTGCATCCACAAACATCTGTGTGCATTCATCGCGTGTTTCTTCGCGGATCTTGGCAAAATCTGCATCATCTGAGGGCAACAGTTTCAGCAGAGTTTGCGTGGAGCCCAAGTGCAGATTTTCGTCCCTGCAGATCAGTTTGATGATCTTGGCATTGCCTTCCATCTTTTTAAGTTCAGCAAAAGCCCAACTACAGGCAAAACTCACGTAAAATCTAATGCCTTCCAGCACATTGACATTGTTAAGGCACAACCACAGCAGGCGCTTCAGTTGATAAACGTCAACGTCTAGGGTTTCTCCGTCAATGGTGTGGCGACCTTCGCCCAGTAATTGATAGGCCTGCACACCACGGATCAAGCGATCATAGTATTTGCTGATGTCGTTGCCGCACTCGATGATCTCATTGATGTCCAACATATCATCAAACACTTGGCTGGGGTTGGGATACACGTTACGTATGATATGTGTATAACTTTTGCTGTGAATGATTTCTGAAAAACTCCAGGTTTCGATCCAGGTTTCTAGTTCAGGTAAAGTGCAGATCGGTAGGAAAGCCAGATTTGGACTGCGGCCTTGCACTGAGTCCAACAGTATCTGGCGCTTGAGATTACTGGTGAAAATGTGTTGTTCATGTTCTGTGAGATCCTTGAAATCTTTGGCGTCACGTGTGACATCCACTTCTTGCGGCTGCCAAAAAAAACTCAACTGTTGCTGTGTGAGTTTTTCAAACTGGCGATACTTCATGGTATCATAGCGTTGCATACCCAAGGACCCTTCGGGATCCAAAAAGGCTGATCCAGTGTCATGATTCTGACGCCGGAAATTTAATACTGTGGGGTTAGATTTTGCAGGCTTCACAATCGTCATCTTCCTGTAGGGTTGCTGGTGCTTCAACGATCTGCGACTTGGCGTGTAGTTTATCTACATCCACTTCGCCGGCGCCGTCAAAGGTGTTGAAATAATACAGTGTCTTGCCGCCATACTTGTAGTGCATGACCAAGTGGCGCATCATTTCGCTCATGGGAATCTTGTCTTCTTCATAGAACTGCGGATTGTAACTGGTATTGACTGATATGGCCTGGTCGATGTACTTCTGCAGTATGGCCATGATCTTGAGATATCCTTCGGGACTCTTTTGATCCCAAAGCAGTTCGTATTTGTTTTTTAGGCGACGATACTCGGGAACCACTTGCTTGAGCACACCATCTTTGCTTTGCTTGATAGATACAAAACTGCGTGGAGGTTCTACACCGTTGGTGGCATTGGCGATCTGCGCCGATGTCTCCGAAGGCATCAAGGCCATGAGTGTGGAATTACGGATACCGCCTGTGCGCAATTGTTCGCGCAAGGACTGCCAGTCGCAGTATTCTTTGTGCGGCACCAGTTCATTGACTTCGGGCTTGTAGGTATCAATGGGCAATACACCATCGGCATACTTGGTTTGATCGCTCAAGGGACAGGCGCCTTGTATACTAGCGAGATCCGCAGACGCCTTGATCAGATAGTAGCTCCAATGCTGTGCCCAACGATCCACTTCTGCCAAACAGGCAGGATCGCTGTAGGTATAATCATTTTTGGCCAACCAATATGCAAAGTTGATGATGCCAATGCCCAAGGGTCTACGACCTTCAGTGGCCAATTGTGCGGCCAACACTGGATAATCTTGATATGATAACAATGCGTCTAATCCATGTACAGCCAAGCGGCAAGCACTTTCCATTTCTTCGGGATTGCGAAACGCTCCCCAGTTGATGGCGCTGAGTGTGCATAGGGCGATCTCACCTTGATCGTCATTGATGTGTTCCAAAGGTCGGGTGGGCAGCGTGATTTCACAGCAGAGATTGCTCATGCGCACAGGGGCCAGGTCAGGCTTGAACGATGAATGATTGTTCACGTGATCCACGTTCATGAGATAGATGCGACCTGTGTCTTTGCGCTCCTGTATGAATGCCGAGAACAAGTCCACTGCTTTGATCTTTTTCTTGCGCAGACGTGTGTTGCGTTCTGCGGCTTCGTACAATTCACGGAAACGATCTACATCGCTGAAAAATGCTTCGTACATTTCAGGAACATCGTGTGGGCTAAACAAAGTGATGTCTCCGCCGGACAACAGTCGTTCATACATGACTTTGTTGAACTGCACTCCATAGTCCATGTGACGCACACGGTTTTCGTCGGTGCCTTTGTTGTTTTTCAACACCAACAAATCTTCTACTTCCAAATGCCACAGGGGATAATACAGTGTGGCTGCTCCGCCCCGCACACCACCTTGACTGCAACTTTTGACTGCTGTTTGGAAATGTTTGTAAAAAGGTATCACGCCTGTGTGGTAAGCATCGCCATTGCGGATAGGACTGTTGAGTGCGCGGATGCGACCAGCGCCAATTCCGATGCCAGCACGCTGGCTCACATACTTGACGATACTGCTGGCTGTGGCATTGATAGAGTCCAGACTGTCGTCGGTTTCAATCAGCACGCAACTACTGAACTGTTTTACAGGTGTGCGCACACCGGCCATGACCGGAGTTGGCAAACTGATCTGATGCTGACTGATGGCATCATAGTAATCTCGCACCCAGTTGAGCCTGGTGTTCTGGGGATATCCTGCAAACAGTGTGGCCGAGATCAGCATATAACACATCTGCGGCGTTTCAAAAATGTCGCGGGTCACACGATTCTGCACCAGGTACTTGCCACGCAACTGTTCCATGGCCACATAAGTGAGGCTTTCGTCCCGCTCGTGGTGTATGTAACTGTTGAGCCGATCCCACTCGTCCGCAGAATAATAATTGGCCAGTTCGGGATCGTAGAATCCGCGCTCGATATTTTTCTTGACCAAGTCGTGGATATGCCAAGGATCAAACTGTCCATACACCTGCTTGCGCAAATGATAGTTGATCAATCGACCAGCCACATACTGATAGTTGGGCGTTTCTTCTGAAATAAGATCAGCTGCTGACTTGATCAGGGTTTCTTGTATGTCTGCTGTTTTGATTCCGTTGTAAAACTGTATGTGGCTTTTGATTTCTACTTCTGATGCCGAAACTCCTGTGATTCCTTCGGTGGCCCAAAATACTACCTTGTGTAATTTTTCTAAATCCAATGGCTCTTGACGGCCGTTGCGTTTGCTTACTGTGATCATTGTTTTACCTTATTTTGCTGACTAAATCTACTGCTGGTATACTACGTATGACTGACAACTGCTGGAGGTTAATATTTACGATCTCGCGAGGAGTCCAATTCAATACATATTTTCCCTGTTCCACTATGACTAAATTGGTTTCTAAAACCGCTGTATCGGTGCATAGCGACAGCGTTGCCGCTTCAACTAAATTGTTTCTACCACTTAGAATAATAGTATACACGATTCCCAAACCGCGAGCAAGATCACTTTGATCATCTTCGCGTATAAGGTCCCAGGGATCTGGCCAGTTTTGTGGTTCGCGCCAATCGAATGTGGGCTTGACTTCGGGAGCAAATTGCCAGAAATCGTTGACTTCCAATAGAAAGTCTTGATCTGGCAAAGTGCTACAACGAAGATCGTGCCAGGCTACCAGCCGATCTTCGTAGATCCCGGGATATTTCAATTGTTGTCTACTATTTCGTCGATATAAAACTTCATTGTACCAGCACCATTGTAAATGCTGCTGTTGGCGTTGCTGTTGTCATAACCAATCACTGCGATAGCATTGCCCGGTGCGTTGGTAACTGTGAGTTGGAAACCAGATTCATAGTTTTCTGTAAAATCATCATCACTTTGTACATTTATAGTAGTACCACCGGAAACAGCATTGTAGGTTTGTCCACCAGTTATATTCAGCACTCCCGAGCGACTGTAGACATTGCCTCCATCCGTTAGACGCACAGCATAGTTAATCATGGTACTGGGATTGTTTCTGGTATCAATTATCAAGGGTTGCTGATACTCGCCCACAATAGCATAAGCACTGGCGTTGGCCGACAGGTTAGAAACTGGGCCACCGATGGTTACATTAGGTGCATTACCATATCCTGAACCTCCGATCAGTCCCGACAAGAACACATTACCATATGTTTCCAAAGAGAATGCTATGGTAGCATTGGTTCCCACTAAACCATCAGAAGATATAGCAACTGTGGGCAACTGAGTATAACCATAACCACGATCTACGAAAATTAGATTGGCCAGTTGACCAGTGCTGGACAATTGACTGTATACCACAGCAGTTGTTATATTAGGGAAAGCATTGGGTTCAACCGTGACCACCGGAGCAGTCACATATCCGTTACCGTCGTATAGTGTGTTGCTGTTGGCATCAAAACTCACACCCACACTGATCACGCTGTAACTGTTGGCTGCTGGTGATATGCTCAATATGTTAGCACCCGATCCTGGACCAGAAACCTGAGTGATCACTGTGTTGGCCAGTATGCTGTTGGCTGCAGGACCATCATAAGGCACGCAATAACCAGCACCGATGTTGCTCAACTGGAAGAACAAGTTGCCCACTGTGTTGAGATTGGTTGTTCCCACTGCTGATGTAACATTTACACCCGTTACAGAGAATGTGGGACTGGTCACATAACCTGTTCCTGAATTGGAAACTGTAATGCCCACCACGATACCGTTGGCATTGGCTCTAGTAGTGGTAGCAGTGGCATTGACTGTGCTGATGTCCCAACCAGTGAAAGTCAAACTAGGTGCTGTTTGATAGCCTTGACCTGCGTTGAGTATGACCAAACTCTGTACGCCCATGGTAGCATTGACAAATGCTGTCTGTGTAATGGTGTTGGCCACTGTATTAGCGGCCAAGGGTGTGTTGGCTTTGTTGGCAGGGAAAGCACTGTACTGACCACCGAACACAAGATTAGCGTTGGCTATCCATCCCATGCTGTTCAAGTTGGCTGTGACATTGGCTGCTGTGCCACCGCCGCCGATTGTGATCGCCGGTGCATTGTTGTTATAGTAACCATTGCCACCGTTGAGCAATCTAATGCTGCGTATGCCGTAGCCTGGGTCAAATGTAGCGCCCGTACCAGCAACACTGTTACTGGTAGTGGTGACCGCGCTCAGTGCCGGTAGTGTGGCAATAAAGTTTCCACTGTTGGTCAGTGTGAAATTGTTTATCTCATAGGTCACGTCAAAGTAAGGATTTTCTGTAGGTGTGGCGCCAATGACATTACCAGGGACATCAAATAGTTGACTATTGATTATATAATTTCCTGTATTGGCTACTGAGAAATTGCGTATGCCAAACGTGAAATTAAATATTGCTCCTGTGCCGCTGGCATTACCGCCAATTACGATATTACCACTGTCTCCATAGAAATTGGTAGTAAAGTTGCCATAGTCATTGAAGGTAAACGCAGTGACTCCACCGTTGGCATCAGTCGAGGTAATTTTTAATTCTGCAGGAACTGAATAATTGCCAGTATTACCATAATAAATCGTTTCATTGATGGCATAGCCAGTACCGGCAACTGCCACGTTGGTCAATAGATATGGACTGATACGCAATCTAGTGACTGTGACATTGGCAGCTGTGCCTGATCCTCCGATCAGTGTAACAGTATTGCCTACAAATAAGTTCGCACCATATTTGCTGGGGTCAGCGACTGCGTTAGCAGCCATTGCGATTGTTTTGATCCTAGTGGTATTGACCTGCACCTGCGCATTAGTGCCGTCACCGCCCACTAATGTCAGCATATTTGTGGCCTGGTATCCAACTCCACGATTGGCTGCTGTAATAGTAACGATCTGCGCCGTGGCATTGCCAGTGGCTGTATTGCCCGCGATGTTGGGCGCGGCAAATGTCAAAGTAGGAATTGACGTAAAGGCATTACCATTGGCATTGAGTGTGATGTTACTTACTGCGGCGTAGATATTGGCAACACTGATTCTAGCGTTGCTGTTGGCTGCCACTGCACCATTGGCAGGAATATCTAATATGTCCCCAATGCTGTATCCATTGCCGCGTTGTGTTATGGTAAATGAAACTACATTGGCAAACACTCTGATGTCTGCATTGACTGTGTTAGCGCCAGTCAGCAATGGTGTGATCTGTGCTTCTGGCATGTATGCATATCGATTGCCGCCTGAGGTCAGTGTCACTGTATCAATGGGGAATCCCAACACAGCGTTGGCCACAGTGGGATATCCACTGACTGTAAATGTTGGGCTGGTGAACACCACTGTATAGGTATTGCCGCTCACATAGTTAGCACCACCGTTGGTCACAGTGCAGTTGGCTACACCATATCCTACTGTGCCATTGCCAGTGGCAGTGACATAACCATTGGCCACACTGATAGTTCTAATGACAGTAAGAGATTGACTTGACTGGCTGTTGGCAAATGATACTGGTACAGAATTGGCTTCATAAACAGGATAGATGATATCACCACTGGGACTGTATATTACCGATCCTACCACAACATCGGCCGGAATATATGTTCCAGTGATGCTGCCGCCAGGAGTGATTCCGGTATAACTGCTGGTCAATGTTATGACGCTGTTACCATTGCTCCAGGAACCTGTTACGGATACTGCCTGATTGGAATTACCTCCCTGTGGTTCAGGGAATGTTATAGTCACATTGCTAGCTGCTGTATAACCCGAACCAATGGTTAAATTACCTGCCGTGGCATTGCCTTGATATAGAGATAGTCCATACCCTTTGATTATTACATTGGCCACACAATTGCCAAAACTCTGTGATGAGGTATTGCTCAATGTGGTGTTGGCCACAGACACTGAAACATTTTCAGGGTAACCACGGCCAATGTTGGCCACTACAAAATCAGAAACTCCACGTGCCACATCCACTGTGGCTATGGCAGATCTAGCACCTGTGCCGTTGAGAATGCCGTAACCAAAACTTATGGGTTGACTTACACCATTGGCTATCCAACTTGTAACAGGATCACCGGCTACCCCAATTTGCACATTACCGTTGGCGCCTGCATAGACGTTGGCACTGAACACGGCGGTAATAAGATTGGCATTGACACTGCCCACTATGACATTCAGTGGTATTCCCTGTGCCGCGATAGTGGCACCAATCTGTATGTTGGGACTGGCAGGCTCTAGTGTGATGGTGGAACTGTTGCCGCCCCAGGATCCATAAAAAGTATCAACGCTGGCTGTGCCAATTATAGTAGGTGGACTAAAGGTCACTGAGACATTACCTGACCAACCTGAACCTCCAGCAGTGATTTGTGTGTTGGCCTGATCCATCTGACGGCCTATTACAACACTGGCCGTGGCAGTGATGCCATTGGGATTCAGCGTTGGACCTTCTATGGTTACGTTAGGAATTAGATTAGGTAGATATCCATTACCACGATCATTGAAAATAATTTCGCTCACACTGTTGCCTGTAAGCAATACGCCAGCTGGTATGGTAATGTTGGCAATAATATTGGCGCCCACCGGGCTTGTAACGCTGGTGTTGAGTATGCGCTGACCCAAAGCTATAGCTTCTGTGCCCTGGAACGCTATACTGGTTTGCGTGTTTAAGTAAATTCTTGCAAATGTTCTGGCCTGTACATCTGTACGGGCAAACATATCGCCCACGCTTAGACAGTTGCGATTTGAAAAATAAATGATATTGTTGGTAGGCACATCGCCGCCGGCCACATTCAAGAATATGTTGTGTCCAGTTGTGATCATCTGACCACTGACCAAGAATGTCTGTGTATTCTGACTGGCAAACTTGATGCCTTCTTGGGTGACAGCGTCCATGGTATTGTTGACTATGATCCAACTGAAATCATCTGTGTTGCTGCGCTGACATTACGGCTAGTGGCATCACTTAAAATACCATAACTGATGCCTGTAAACTTACAAGCATCGAATTGGATGTTCTTTGTAGGATAAGTTACACTGTATGCTGCTTGACTTTGATTCAAGGACACACCGGCGGTATTGCTGGTAGTGCTACCGTTGCCCGCAAATGCCACACGCTCGAATCTCACATTGTTGGCACGCTCGACCAAGAACACATCTTGTACATAAATGGTTCTGGGATTGCGGAACGTCATGTCTCTGATCAGGATGTTTTGCGGATTGACACCAGCAGTGGTGTCTATGGCCGAACCAATCTCCTGCAGACTGCTGGCAGTACGAGCCACATAATCAGCTGGCGTGGTAAATGTCAAGGGTTCGTTGGTTCTCACCGACGACTGTGCTTGATTTAAAGTGATATTGCCTGTGGCTGTGTCAACTTCAATGATCTGAGATCCCGATGTGATGCCGCTGCCACTTACATACATACCCACTGTAAGATTTTGTACGCTGGGAGCACCACCGGATGTGGCTGCAACAGAAATTTCAGTAGCGGCATTTGCCCAGGTGCCATAGCCTGTGCGGCTGTTGACCATTTCGATGATGCTGTGATCTAATCCTTCCCCGCTGAGAGTACAGTTGGGAGGAATCAGCAGCGCCGAACTTACTATGTAACGACCTGCTGGGAACAACAAGATCCTGCGTGTGAGCGGAGCCGACGGTTCGGCTGTGTTGTAAGGTGCCACGCAATACAGTTGATTGAGAGCAGCATTGATGGCAGCAGTGTCGTCGGTCTCGCCGTCACCTACAGCACCAAAGTCTCTAACACTGACTGTGTCATCTAATTTTTCCTGCAGTGTCCTAGTGCTGTCTGTATGAAATACCAATTGCACTGGAGCAGCAGGTGCCACGCCAATGTTCTGGCTCAGTGTCAATGTTGTATATGAAAATTGTACTGTGACTGTTCCACCTGTTGTTATGGCTTGGCTGATGTAAATGGTATTGTCAACGATGCTGGTCACTACTGTGCCGTTGGGGACCACACCAGAACCAGATGTCACTGCCACTTTGCTTCCTACCAAGATACCCGCAGCACTGGCCACATTAAAATTTGATTGGCCTAGAGTGAAAGTCACCGATGACGCCGAAACAGGTGTGCCTGCGGTCAATCCTAAAACTTGTGTGTTGCTAGGAACGCCCGATCCGGTAACATTCATACCCGATTGAATGCCTGTGGCATCGCCTACTATTAAACTTGTGGTGTAATCTGTGCTCCAGTAACCATAGGTCACTAGGCTACCACCAATAAATGCGATGCTGGTATAGGAATCAGCATCCAGCACTGTGGCTGCAGATATGGTAATACTGTTGCCACTGATACCTGTCACAAAGGTATTGGGTGCCAGTCCCGGACCAATGACCAGTTGTCCCAGGGCGATGCCGGTGTTGTTTAACACTGTGAGACTGGTGCTGCCGGCGCTCCAGGTAGCAGAAGCAAATGTAGGACTGGAACTTACTGTGTAGCCGGCTTCTTCACCTTTATAGGTATAAGCACCAGCGATGGTAAAAATGTCAGAATATTCAGTTAATAATTCAGTGTTGCCAACTTCGGGCGCACCTTCTTCGATGGTACCGTTACCAATGAATAATCTGCGTGTGTCAATGCTCCAGCCCAGTTCGGCTGTGCTTAACTGTGGAAGATCGCGCTGCAGGCCCGATCTGTTATTAATCTGCGTGTATTGGGTGATTGCCATAGTTCAAGTCCTATGACAATATTTAGTGATATTTAGGCCTCAGCGATTTGCTGGTAATATTGCTCTACTCTGGTCCACCATTGGCGCTTGTACAGCTCAAATTCAAAGCCTTCTACCACAAATTCTTGATACTCGGGCGTGCCCGTCATCAGCCCATCGCGATCTGTTTCGGGCTTGACGCACATCAAAATCACACCCTTGTTGATGGCAGTACCGTATACTTCGTTGTGAGCTTCTGCGTAGGCCGCCAACTGCAGGAAATAATCATCAATCCACTCGCGCTTTTTGGGCTTGTTGGTCTGCTTGTAGTCCAGGATGCTTTCAGAAACCACGCCATCTTGACCACGATGCAGTCCTATGCCATCAGATGTGCCAGCATAAACCTGTGGAAAATACAAGGGCACTTCCATGCCCCAGAATTCTTCAACACGATCCAAGCCCTGCTCGATCACACAGTTGGCCATGTGCCAACTGGGCTTGGCAAAGGGATTGCCTGGTTCTGGCACCCGCTGACCTTCTAGCACATACTTTTCCAAATAGGTATGCATACGTGTGCCGCGATTGGCTGCTTCGGTGGTGATCTGCTGTGCTTTTTCCACGCCCACACGTCTGCGCCATTCCTGCAAGGCCTGCTTTTTTTCCTCAGGTGTAGTGGCTGAAAGTATGGTGGTCACCGACGGTACAGCGTGACCCTCGGGTGTGGTATAAAGCCTGCGGCCTTCTACTGTGGTTCTGGGTATGGGCTGGTAATCGTAACGCTGTTGATATCGGGATAACATCTGACAATAGTACTATCTTGTGAGTATTTTGTCAATGATTTTGATCAAACTCTAAATGACTCGCCGCAGCCACAGCGATCCTTTTCATTGTCATTGATAAACTCAAATCCTTCATTGAGCCCACGTTTCTGATAGTCAATGGTCATGCCGTCGAGATACACCAGATGCTCGGGCTTGACATAGATTCTAACACCCTTATCATCGTAGTGTGCTATACAGTGCTGGCCCTGTTCGTTGTCTACATACTCCAGGGTATAGGCCAGACCCGAACAGCCAGTGGTTCGCACACCCACACGGATGCCTAGACCGCGACCACGGCGGGTTATCGAGTCTTGAATTTTGCCAGCGGCAATGTCAGTGACTGAGATCATGTTTTTTGCGATAGTCTTCTATAGCAGCCTTGATGGCATCCTCGGCCAGAATCGAACAATGTATCTTCACCGGGGGCAGAGCTAATTCTTCAGCGATGTCACTGTTACGAATAGCACTAGCAGCGTCCAAGTGCATTCCTTTAACCATCTCAGTGACCAAACTGGAGCTAGCAATGGCTGATCCGCAGCCATATGTCTTGAAACGAGCATCTCTAATAATGCCATTTTCGTCTACCTTTATTTGAAGTTTCATCACATCACCGCAGGCCGGCGCACCCACCATGCCGGTGCCTACGTCAACATCGCTTTTGTCAAAGGAACCCACGTTACGTGGATTCTCATAGTGATCAATCACCTTGTCACTGTAGGCCATAAATCGTTATCTCCAGAAAAATAATATTGCTTTGATTCGATCAATGTATTTTTGTAGATATTTCTTTTGGAATGCCTTGGCGTATTCGGGTTGTGGGAAATTCCAACCAATGAACATACCTACTATGATCCAAAATATAGTTTCTAACATAACAGCCTCCTATTGAAAAGTCAAGTTATTTGGTAGCTTGTCGGGCCACGCGGTTGGCCATTTTGCTGACTATGGCCTTGTTGTCTGTGGGCGCAGGTCCCGATGCTGTGGGCACTTCGGCAGCCGTTTGTTCATCGGCGCCACGGAAATATATCACATCTTTGTCAATGGTTCTAATCACATTACTCAAAGGTGCAGCGGTACTGGCATTGATAAAACTATCGTTACTGATATTAGACATACCCATGTTCTTGGCGTGCTGTAGAAATGCATCCAGATCCATGGTGGCATTTTCGCCTGCTGTTTCGCTTTGATTCATAAAAAGTTCTGCCAGGGCAGTTAACCTCAGCAGATCATTTTTTGGAATGGCAGAAGGTGCTGTTGCAAACTCACGTAAACGCACGGTTTACTTTCTTGCGCGGCCCAGAGCTTCTTCGCTGCCTAAATCTGCAGCAACTTCTTCTTCTGGAGGGGGCATATCTACTGCAGATAACTCGTCGCCGGCTGCGGCACCTAGATCAGCACCGGCTTCGGCACCCAATTCGGCACCAATGTCAGCTCCGGCGATATCACCCGGGGCAGGTGCTAGGCCTGCGCCTGTGGCCTGACCTGTGAGTCCTGCCAATGCTGTGTCCATCTGACCTTTGCTGGCCTGCAGTGATTCTAACAATCCCTGAAGTCCGGCAGCGGCTGTTTGATTGAATGCCTGTGCTTTGTCTGGACTGAGTTCGTACTTGATGGAATCAGTCAACGCTGGCAGTTCTTTGTACAGCATTTCACTGGTCTGCTCAATCATCTTTTGCATACGGTCAGCCATGTCCTGCGCGGCCAACACTACCTGTGCGGTTTCCACTTCTGAAGCTTCGCGCAAGGTTCTCTTGATCTGATAAACACCTGACTCCACAATGCGTTTTACTGCGATCTTGCGCTCCATCTGTGGATACACACGCAGATGCAGTCGACCACCATCGCGCTCGGCTGCTTCGTTCACACGGTCTTTGATTTCGCGCACACTGCAACTCATGCCTTCTTCCATGTCGTCTTCGGCCATGGCCATGAGTTCCATGACAGCATCTTCGTCGTATTCTTCGCCCAAGGATACGCCACCAGTGGCAGAGGTCGATCCTGGTGCACCTTTGATCAAGGCCATGATTGATTCAGCGTCTTTTTTGTCCTGTGCTGAGGGATTGGCCATGCTTTTTCCTGGATGAGCCAACTGGCTCAGAGCTGCTGTCTGACCTGGTGTGAGTGCTTCTTGAACTCGTTGTTTCAAAGCCTGCTCCAACATCACAGCTTTAAGGTAAGCGGCACTGCGCTGGCTGGTATGGAAATTTGGCTGTTTGCGATATTCACCAATGGTGCGACTTACCTGCTCTAGCATGGTACGGGCTCTGGCAGCGTCAAGGCTGGCAATGGCTAACTTTTTACCAAATTGGCTTTCAATGATACCGGCTGTGTTTTTGCTGGTATTTTTAAGTGCGAGGTCTGTGAGTTTCATCAGGGGTAATCCTTTTAGTTTGCAAGTATTTAGTGACAACTGGGTATTTGTCTAGGTGAATTCGAGCATTTTCACGCAGGGCCTGCGCTTGGCCCAGTTTGGATTCGTGCAAGCCAACATGGATCATGTTCTGTATGCGTGTCATGTGTATGTCAATATCGGCCTGGGCCCGGCTCAGCTGTTGATCTAAATTCCGTATGTGCTGAGCTGCTGGAAAATCCTGGTGTTTCATGGCTGTGCAATAGCGCAGTGCAGATTTCATGGTGTGGAATTTCTGCACCCGCTGGCTGGGCTCTATCACCAGTATTTCGCCCCTGTGCGGTATCAGTTCATAAGCAGCATATATGGCATAACCCCTGTGGGTGCGCAACAGCAGTTCCGGATGGCGCCGTGATTCTTGTGCCAGTTTTCTCAGCGTTTCAAATCTAGCGTTTTCCATTATTGATAAACAAACTTGGTATTGATTACAGCACCCGTGGTTTTGATTACGGATTCAAGATTTTCCACTGCTTCTTCCAGGCCAGTGATCAGCGGTACGCCGTCGCAGTCTTGCGTGAGTGCTGCCAAAGGTTTGCCGCTGATGTCATAGATATCAGCAAATTCGCTGCCAAATTCAAAAGTCCAGATTCTGCCGGCCCTGCGGTTCAGTCCTAAGACTGCGACACTGGCGTCCTGCAGTATCTGTGGTTCGGAATAAATCGTGACCTGAGTGCGCAAACTGATCAGTTGCGTAAGTGTTTCCCAATTGCGCTGTTGGTTCCTGGCCTTGGTCAATGCTGTTTGATCTGACAGTATGTGTCCCTGCCGATCAGTCAGAGGCAATTGAGTGACCTTGGCATGATTCAATATGCCAGTGGCTGTGCAGTCAAACAAGGTATAGCAAACGACTTTATTCATATTTTAATCTATAATAAACTTCCGCACGATTCAATAATTCTTTGAGTTCGGCATCACTACGGGCCTGCTGATGTATGTTGATCCAGAGATTCTGCCGCTGTTGCCTCACGTGGTGACTTTCCATGGTTTCTTGGATCATTTCCCTGGTATCAGTGGGTTGATTTTTGCGCCTACGATAAATGGTCTGACCACCATCTGGCGACTCGTAAACATACTCTTGATCATTGTGAACACTCATATCAATAATTATGCCATAAAAAAACCGCGATGTGAAATCGCGGTTTTTAAAGTGCTCCTGGGTCTGTAAATTAGGAAGCAGCCAGTTTGAAACCAACGTTGGTGGGTGTACCAACAACTTCGCCTGTGACGTTGGCAGCAGCCAATGCTTGTGCAGCATTGCCAAATGTGCCTGTGTCATACAGTGCTACTGAGAGGAAACCACGTGTGTTGCCCGAACCTGCTACTGTGTCTACCTGATAGATAGCAACAGTTGTCAACTGCTGAATGCTCTGCAGAACGTTGCTGACAGCGCCGTTAACGCCCATGCCACCTGCGGCATTAGCACCTGCAACAGCAAACTGCCAAAAGTCCAGTTTGGGACCAGCGGGCTGAACTGTGTTGCCCGAGCCTGTGGAAATGTTGGTGCTGGAAACAGGACCGTTTTGTACGTCTAGTGCAAATACTGGTTGTGCATCACCATTGGTGCGTGTAAAAATTGCCATGATAAATCTCCTTGAGTATGTGACCTTTTTGGGTCTGCTAGTATTTACCTGTCAGGAGAAAAAATGGTGTTTTGGTTAGGCCAAACGGCCCATCATGGTGCGATACCAGCCGGGCGTGCCTTCTTGGATGGCTGGTAACTCTATGCCCTTGGGCTCTAGATCAGCACGGGCTTGTGCCAGTTTTGCATCTCGCTGGGGGTCTCGTTGCAGGGCCGTGACCACTGCTTCCACACCTGAGAGATCTTTGGGTGTTGCGCCTGGGTACAATATCAACTCTGCTATTTCTGTAGGATCAGTTGTGATCATTTCGCCTGTGGCACGATCTTTCAAGCCGTACTGCCCAGACCATGTGTAACCCTGGGGATATTTCTTGTTGGCGCTGGCCTTGCCCAGGCTGTTGAGTATGATGTGCTTCACAGCATCTTTGTACTGTGTGTCAGCAGCAGCACGTTTGGCAAATCTTGCCCATTCGATATTGGGCTCAAACATAAAGTCTACCTGCACAAATCCCAGTTGAGGCTTGCCAGCCACAGGAGCCATGAAACTCATGGTTTCATATTCAGTGGGTTTTTTATCTCGGGCAGTACCACCTGCTATGACCACAGCAGGATCCAGGTCCTGGCTCTCAGCCCAGTTTTTTAGTATGCCATATAATCGTGATTTGGGTGTTTGAGTTTTGTCTACTGCTAGATCTATGTCGCCGGACTCGGCACGCAGACCTGTGCTGCCCAGCATGTTGTCCAACAAGGGTAATCCTGTGAGTTGTTCCAACCATAACACAGTGGGTTTTACATCAGTCTGCTTGATAGATCTTGTCAAGACTTCGCCAGTCTTGGGATTTTTGAATTGGTTGCCGCCTTCAACTAAAAACATTATTTTGCGCCGCCTCTGGTTTTCAATCCCATGGCGCGATTCTGGAACTGCGGCAATGCTAACTGATTTAAACGTTGTACCATGCGTGGGTCAGATATGATCTCTCCTGATGCTGACCATGTTTTGTCTTTGTCGTTGTATTGGAATTCCATACCTGACTTACCTTTGATCATCACCGGTTGCTGGGAACCTGCCTGAGATTGTGCTTTCTGTGCTGTGGTACTTCCTGCGGAACTGGCAGCATTTTGCCCAGCAAGACTTGAAATCATATTGCCAAATCGATTGGCATCCATCCCGGCTTGTGGCTCTGCTGTTGTAGTATTTGCTGTGCTTTTGTTAGTGAGATTTTGTACCATATTGCCAAATCGATCGGAATCCATTCCGGCTTGTGGCTGTGCTTTGGTACTGTCAGGTGATGACTGTGACGCAGCGGCTGGTGCACCACTGGCTTGATCTGCGGTGCCTGGACTAACTGAGTTAAATTTATTTTTATCCTGGACTTTTGTCAAGGCAGTGTTTAATTGCAATGCCACATTTGGAGACACAGGACCATAGGCACTATCCTGCCAAGACTTGCTGCGATTGTCATAAAAATAAACTTCGTTTTGATATCTAGCCTGGATGCTTCTATCCAGTACCGAAGCAGGTTTGATTTCGATTCCCTGACCAGCATCTACCCAGCGTTCGCCATAGCGTCCAGATTGGATGCTACGATCGGCAGCATACTGCAGAGTGGCTGGCAAATTATACCAAGCAGCTGAAAATCCTGCCATATCCTGTTGCAGTGCTGGGTCAATTTTCTGGCCAGCTTGATATTGTGCTGCCTTTGAAATAATTTCATCATGTGTGGTGCCTAGTTTGTCTAACTGACTGTTGAGTTCTGGCACATTGCCAAAACTGGATTTTACACCATCTATAAAGGTCTCTATATCTGTGCCCGGGCGGCCCAGACCTGTTTTTGTCAGCAGGGTTTGAAATTTAGGACTTTTTTTAGACAATTTAGATAAAATATTTTGGAAACTGCTGGTTTGATTGCTTAACAGTTGATTCAGCAATTGTTGGGCTATCTGTTGATAAGATTCGGGGGTGGGGGCCTTTACCTTGTTGGCTTGACCGATAAAATTCTTGGTCAGCCAGTCTGCACCTTCTTGTGACTTGGCTATTTCTGCATTGTATTGATTGGGCTTGTCTGCGCCAAATTTATCCTTTTGCCCAGTGGCGCCAGCATAAGCAGCCTTGGCTATGTCTGTCCAAGATTCTTCAGTGATCTGCTCACGTTGATATATTTCTTTAATTTTCATCTTGGCGCCTTATGGTTCTGCGGAAACGCTCAGGATCGCGAGTGCGGATGGCATTGAGCAATTTGCGCTGGAGATTCTCCGCAGTTTCGGTGTCATAGGTACGATCTATCATTTCCAATAGATGTATGGCACTGTTGATGATGTTGCTGGCGCGGCTCTCCACGATATGGTGGCGATCGCGCTCTTGATACATCTCATCTAATTCTTCTAATAAACTGCGAGTCTTGCGTTGCATAATTGGTTCCAGCGATGTAATATTTAGCGACCCGTTAGTTTTTGTTTTGTTTAATTGCTCCTAACATGGCCTTTAATTTGGTACTTTGTACATCGGCTGTGACCTTGGGCACATCATCAGAATCTGTGTTTGAAGTCAATACTTTGCTGGTACCTTTTATGCTATCTAGTATATTCACCGTGGGCTTGCGGAAAGAGTTGGCATCTTCTTGCTCACCGCAGTCGCGTATGCGCAGGGTTTCTATGTTGAATTCCAAATCAATTTTTGAACCCACGCCCGAACTGGAACGTGTTTTCATCAGTTGTATCTGATATCTGCCTTTTTCTCGCATGATCTTGGAAATACCTCCGGAAATATGGCTGTGATCAAATTCTATTTCTTCCACTGCTGATCGATTCAACTGCGATGCTGTGACAAACAGCACATTTAATTCTCTGGCCAGATTACGCAATTCTTCTGACACATATTTGTCTTTCACAAACAGGTCATTGGGCGATACCTTGGCCGACACTGGCATCAAGAGATCCAGATAGTCCACACACATGAAATCAATTTTGACACCACGTTCAATTTCAAGATTTTTTACATAAGCACGTATGTCGTTCACTGTGCTCTGCGCTGGCATATACTTGATCATGAAATTGCCAGACTTTTTCTGCAGCAGACCCAGTTTCAGTTCCACATCATCGATGTTGCGAAAGATCTCTTTGCTGGCTATGTCAGTCATCATGGAATCCAATCGCATGGAGCACAGGCCTTCCGACAGTTCCAGCGTGATGTACACACCACTGAGTCCGGCCATGACCCAGTTGGCTGCTAGATTTTGCATGAACAGACTTTTGCCCGATCCCGAACCCCCAGCAAAGATCTGCAGTTCTCCGCGATTGAAGCCACCGTAGAGTTTGCTGTCAAGCACAGGCCAGCCTGTGCTGAGTTGGCCATTGTTGCTCTTGATGGCCATGAGTCGTTCACGCACATTGTGGAAATAGTCTGTGCCCAGTTCACGTGCTAGACACACATTGATGGCGTCTTTGATGATCTTTTCCACAGGACCAAAGTTGCCTTTTTCCAGCATATCTGCTGACTTCAATATGGCACGCTCTAGTTCTCTGTGCTGTGTGAACTTTTCAAATTCAGCCAAGAACCACTCTTGTGTGACAGTGGGCCTGGGTTCAAGATCTACTGAAGTCTTGGCTCGAACACTGTCCCTGTCGGGCACCACTTTGTATTTGTCAGCGTGTTCTTTGATGAATGCGGCTGCATCGCGTAGTTTACGATCAAAGTTTTCAGGGTTGAAAATGTTCTGCACACGAGCAAAACACTCGTGATCCTGCACAGCCATCTCTAAAAAAAGACGCTGCATGTCAATGGTGAATTCAATTACTGCTGATTCGTTTTTCAATTTCTCTTCTCCTCAATTCGATTTCACATCTTTGATGCTGGTGTCCCAAAGTGGCATACTGACTGTGAACCCTTGCTCCGCAGCACGTTCCGCAAGTTTCAAGCCAGCACTGTCTTGGTCTGGAATAATAATTATGTCTTTGTCAAGACTTTTAAGTATAGCTATTTGATCCTCATTGAGATCATTGTGCATCAAGGCCACGCCTCCGATGCTGAGCGCATCAAAGATGCCTTCGCACACAACGATCACTTGATCCTCGGGCCGGACCACATCTAGATTGAACACATAGCCCGGTTGTTGATTGCTGATGTACTTGGGGCGGCGATCATCCAAGTATCTTGAAGTATGGCCCACTATGCGACCACGATATCTAAAAGGCACTATGATCCTGAAGGCTTCTCTGCCCTGTGCTTCAGGCGTGATCCATATGTCGTCAATGTCAATGCCACGCGATTCACAGTAGAGTCTATAGGGCTCGTGGTCAGGATCCACAGGATCTATTTCCACTGCCAGTTCCGGCAGGCTCTGTTCTTCAAACTCGGGTAGCGGACGACTACGACGTTCCTGTGCGATTATGTCCTGTATGTCCCGCAGTTTGAGACTTTCCAACTGCTCACGTTTGATCTCTTCATCGGAGTATCCGGCCCAGGTCAGCAGGCGTTTGAGATTGTAGCTAAAGGTCCTGCCCGGAGTGTAAGTGGTCTTGAATCCGCAGTTGAAACAGTGATAAGTCCAGCCTGTGTCGTGTTCAATCACGCCACCGCGCCCCCGGCGATCAGGCTTGCCTTCGGTGTGCTCACAGCAGATGGCATTGAAACTGCGCCAGCCGGACGCTGTGCGTTTTACTCTATTCATGCGGCCAAGTATATCTAGCATCCTGTTATTTTACAGGATAAAATGGTGAGTGTCAATCTCTGTAGAGTACTTGGGTTACCGAGTTGCCATAGATATTGGCAGCCACATTGGCATAGTAGGCCACATTTATGGGCACTGGTGGCAGTGCGAAACGGATGCGCACATAAGGATGATAGCCTTCGGCATTGAAATACTCTTTGCCATATTTGTTGTCGTAGTACTGCACATTGCCAATCTGATACCAATACACTGGCTGACCATCATTTTCGTTGTTGGTGGGTTCCCAGGATCCCTGTAGTTGTACCACACCTGAGTAGTTGCGGAAGTCCACTTGGAAAGTGCTCTGTGGTGAACCGTTGCTTTGTATGATGCTGGTCCAGGCCACGGGACGATTCACACCGTCGATGGCAGCAGTATTACCAGTGTTGGTCACAGGTATGGTGATGTCTTCGCTGGCAGTAAATCTGGGAAACACTGAATCAACAATGTCCACTGAACCTCTGGCAGTGGCTGCATCATCCACATAACCTGCTAGGTACAGCGCATCGCCGCCCACTGTGGCCACTGCTGTGCCCTGCGAAATCAAGTTGGCGTTGCCTCCACCAGTGAGTTCAATGATGGGTGGCACCACATAGTTCTGTCCACCGTTGCGTATGGTTATCACATCCAGTCTATTGGTTAGATTGCAAGTGGCCTGTGCTTGGCTGGTGGCACCACCACCGGTAACAGTGATAGCCGGTGCTCCGGTATAGCCACGACCAGCATTGGCCACTGTGATGCCTGTTAGCCTGCCTGCTAGATAGGCCACAGCAGTGGCTGCAGTATTGATATTGGCTGCGCCAGGATTAAAGGTCACAGTAGGTGGTGCATCGTAAATGCCAGCGTCTACTATGTTGATCTCTACTATGCTGTTGCCTGCAAATGTTATGGTGGCATTGGCTGTGTTGGCTGCCTGCAGGGCAGCATTGGCGCCCAGGCCCGGACTGAACGTCACAGCAGTATTGGCATCATCGGGATCATAACCATCACCCACATTGGTGATTTCCACCGATTCAACACCGTAGGTGATTTGTGCCAGGCCCAGGGCACTGAAGCCTCCGCCGCCGGCAAATGTGATATTGGGAGTGTGCGTGTAGCCCACACCGGCATCTAGTACCACACACTGATCCACTGCGCCAGTGATGGTGGCAGAGAGATTGGCTCCGGTACCGGTGCCGTATACTGACACCGTGGGAGCCGAAGTATAGCCTCGACCACGGTCGGTGATACGCACTGATTTTATGATGCTGTTGCTGGCACGCTCTATGCTCCAGCTGGCGGGCTGTGCCGGAATGGCCACGGATTCTGCGGCTGTGATTATGGCCCTGCAGGTGCCCAAGCGGCTGTTGATGTTTTCCATCTGCTTGGCCAAGAGCAAATTCTCACCGTCGTTGGATATCAATCGCAGAGTAAAACTAAACAAGCTGATGTCCACTGGCTTTTGTTCTTGGTTAAGAAACTGAAAACTCAGGACGTTGTCTACACCTTTGTTGATGATAAGTTTCTTACTAAACACTGGACTCCACCTGTACGTTGTATTTAACTCTGTGTCAACAAGAAGAACGATGGATTTTTGGTCCACTAAATATGCTGAACTTGAGTACATAGTTATATATTTATGCCCAATGATTTCCAGAATCTGTTAAAAGAAAAGTACCCGTTTTTGACGCTGTTGCGCTATGCTGGCACTGAATACGTGGGCATAGTACAGAACTCTGATGACATCATAACCACCCTGTACGACTATGGCAGTATCGCTGATGCAGAACTCAAGGGCAATTTTGTAGAACTGGCCAATGTGTGGTGGTGGGAAAGCAATCGCAGTATACCCATCAATATTTTTCTCAAACAGGACTGGGAGATATTTCGCCCATTTCTCAAGACTTTTATCAACAAAGATATCGAAGTTCTCTTGGGACCGGTGACCAGCCTAAACGACATAGCCCGCAAAAAGATCAAACGTAAGTCAATTACCTTGGTCAAGCGCATGGACTAGGTTCATATGCAGAGCAACCAACATACTATAACTGATGGCGTGAGACTTTTTAAATATAAATCCTTTGCTACTGTCGCCATCCCAAACTGATTCAAACACTTCAGACCAAGGTTTGTTTTGTAGATGTGCTTTTCCTGGACGTATAACCGATATAAAAGCGGCAAGCCTGGGAATACTGTTGGGACGCATCGAAATTAACAAATCAGTATGATTTCCAACGTGGACTAACTGTTTAGACCACTCAACATCTTCACACAAGCGTTCCCAGGGAGGAGTGGCGGCCAGCATCTGATCATAGTGCTGTTGATCACGGATCAGTTGATACACTGTGTTGTTCAGCAGATCGATCTTGAAATAACCGCGCTGTTCGGCCTGTTGGTAATCTATGCTGGCATAACCGTTTAGAGTATCTCGGGGAATGTCAGTGATGTA